ACCGGCGGGCTGGTACGTTTGCATCAACGGCATCCAGCACGCTATTCAGCGAAACTTGGATGCTGGTCTCATCCCAGCCGCCGGCAGAGCAGACACCCCAATAGCTGTACAGAACGCGGGCGATGCTGGCTTCTGACCACAAAACTGTAGTCACTTTGCCGACCCACAAACCTTGGATTGCTTCGGCAGTCCAGTTCCGCGTGATATCGGTGTTGCCGAATTGCAAGGTGGCGTCTAGGTTGTCGCCCTTGAGCGTTGCAACCGCACCACCAAATCCAAAAGGTAGGTATAAGTAGTTGCGATTGTTGTGCGTAATTTGTTCGGTGATGCGAAAGTTTTGGAAGCTGAAGCGGGTTTGATTGGTTGGGCCAACCTCGAACAGGTGGCCGTAATTAAATTCCATCAGATTCCGAGCCTCCCGCGAGCAGCAGCGCTGTTGGTCAAGGTTCGCATGGCGCGGCGTTCGCCTTGGATGGCGCCTTGTTGGGCGGCTTGTGCCATGCCGGCTCGGAATTGATCAGCCGTAACGTACTCGACATTGTTGATGCGCTCCACGCTGTAGCGAACGTCGATGGGTTCCATCGAAGCAGCTGCTGCGCCTCCGCCCTGAGCGCTGGTGCCGCTGCCTGGAATTACAGATTCCCCGCGTGCACCACGCGCATAGCGGGACATGGCGGCGGACATCTTGGATTGCGGGATAACGTATTCCGATTCACCGCCTTCGCCGACTACAGCCGTAGTGGGCCTCGTTACAAAACCACCCTCCGCAAAACCGGGCAACTTAAGTGCGCCGCCCAAACCGGTAAACGCAGCATTGATAAAAAGATTCCCCAAGCTACCCAAAATGCTGCTCAAAACATCGCCCCATTGGGCTGTACCTTCAATCAATCCTGTTAGCGCACTTTGAAGTTCTCCTGCAACTGTTGTGTATATGTCTGCCCATAGTTGTTTCTGTGTCTCTATAGCTTTGTTTTGCTTCTCCAAGTCTTGGATAGTTAGTAAAATACCGCGAGCATCTTCTAGCGGAACGCCTTCTTTTGACACTAAATCGTTTATTTTTTGCTGTAACTCGTACTCTTGCTCCTTACCCTGAATTTTTGCGGCAAGCAGCTCAAGCTCTTGTTGTGCGCCCGTAAGAGCTGTAGGCGAATTAAGTAGTTCTGAACGCTTAAGGTCTATGCTGAAAAGGTCTCTAGTAACTTCGATTAACGCTTTTTCTGCTTCCATTTCTTGAGTGGCTATAAGCGTGAGGCGTTCTTCGTCGCTAAGTGCCTTACTTAAAAGTTCGGTGTACTTAAACATTCTTTCCGCACGCTGCTTATCAAATTCCGCTTGTACTTTTGCTTTTTCATCTTCGCCATCGCCGGCTGTTGTAACGGCTAAACCCGCTTCAGCTAAAACAAAACCTCGTTGTGCATCTGTAAATTGCTGCGCCCTAAGCTTTGCCATTCTTTCCATTTCTTTACGCTGACGCTCCAGCTCTCTTGCAGCTTTTTCAGCTGCGCGGGCGGCATCTGCGTCCAAACGTGCTTGTTCGCGCTGTATTTCCGCCGTAACCTGCCTTTGAGCTGTTGTTTCAATAAGTTGTTTTTTGTTCTTGAACAAAACATCGTTCTGTTTAATTAGCCCTTCGACTGTCTCTGCCGTAGCTTTTGCGTTCTCGCTGCGGATTTTAATTCTCGCGTCTACTTCATCCTGGAACAGGAGATCCAGCTGCTTCTGTTTTTCTATTTTGAGATTGGTTATTTTATCCTCGCTAGTTACCCCAGGTGTTAAAGCTTGATTAGCACTTAACTCGATTGATGTGCGAACCACAGATTCGTTAAGGGTGGAACGAAACTGTGCCGCCTGTGCGTTAGCTTCGGCTAAGCCAGAATTCATGCGGTCCAGCCCGTTATTTATTGCATCTAATGCACCTTGACCAGCAACTAGCTGTACAACAAACTGGCCTACAGTCTTAATTCCCTTACCTAAAAGGCTAAACACACCATTTAACACTCTAAATATCGCATTAACTGCCTCTAATACTGCCGCTAAAGCCACAGCAAAAGGTGCGCCAATAATACCGACAGTGGTGCTTACAGCGTTTACGACTTTACGCCAAGAATCACTCAGTATATTTACGCTGTTTGCTACATCTTCAGTAACACCCGGTAAAGTTCCTGTTTCGCGAGCTATCTCTTGGCTTAGAATTTTTTGCGCGGTCAATGTATCGCCTACTTGACTTAAAAGATCCAGTTGCCCTTGGATTTCTGTAGAAAGTCGGATACCTGACTCTGTTAAAGCATTAAAGTCTAAAGTTTTTATGGCATTACCTATGTCTTTAATCTTAATTAACGCTTGATCCAAGGCTTGGCCTAAAGCTCCCCCAAGAATTTGCCCGCCAAATCCTGTACCTACAAATGATCCAAGTACAGATCCGATTACACTTCCTGCGCCGCCGCCAAAAAGAAGCGGGAAACCTGCGCCTAGAGCTAAGTTCTCTCCGAAGCGTCCTATGTTTCTTTGCATCCCAGTAAAGCCTGGGCTAACCATGGGACCTGCAGTTGGAAACCCTCCGGCGGGTACTGCACCTCGAGCCCGTCCAGTACCGGGAAGCGCGTTAGTTCGTGCACCAAGAATACCTAATTCAAGTTGACGCCGTTCTTCTTCTGTCTGTTTTTCTAAGAAGCGAACGCCTCGCTGACGTTCTCCGTTTAGTGCTCTCTCAATTCTTAAACTACTGGCATTGGCTTTTACACTGTCATCTAAAAGCTGTAGACCTCTTTCGGTAAACGCTGGTAACGCAAGCTGTGCAGGTGTTTGTGCTGCTTGAAACTTTGCAGCGTTTACACTCCTAGCTGTAAGTGCGGCTAGTTGTCCTTGTGTTTGTAGTTTTTCATTCGCAATTTGTGCAGATTTTTCTTCTAGCGTGAGTAAAGCTCTCTGCAGCTCTAGCTCATCTTTTCGCGCATCCAGAGTTCTGCGGATACGTTCTTCAACGGGGGTAGATTGCCCTCCGAGTACAGACGAAGCCGGCCCTGGACCGATAGGGCCGGAATACTGTGTAGTTTCACGGATCCCGGCTTGAGCTAGTTTTTGTTTACGGCGCAGTTCAATTTCATCCGCTATAAGGTTATTGTGTATTTGCTGTACAGTGTTTGCTTGTCCGATAGCTGTCACATACTGGCTAATGGCGTCGGCGTAATCTCCAGAAGCCTTACCTGCGGCATTTAGCTGTATTGCTGTCTCACGTAATGTATCGGCCGCCTTTGCTACTACGCTTGTGTATTCGCTTACGCTTTGAACAGCCTTTCTATCAATAAGTGTTTTTACGTTTGCGTCTTCTACGGCACGAGAAAGTTTAACTACACGTTCCTGCAGTTCTCTAAGCTTGTCCGCGCCTCTTACGCCGATTTCGATATCAGCTCTGTAAGCCACGGCGCTGCGTCACACTCTGGTACTTCAGTTTACGGTGTAAAAAAGCCGCCGGGCTAGCGGCGGCGTTTGGCCTTGTCGATTTCCTTTTGCTGGTCTTCGTTCAGGATTTGGAAGTAGGCGCTCCAGCCGAGTAGCTCCTCGGCGGTCATGGTCGTCCGAACTTCGGTAAGGGTTAGGCCCAGCTCTTTGGCGACGCCAAACTGGAGCATGAGCCAGCTGTCCTTGCGGAGTTCGGCGCTCAGGATTTTGGGTCGATGGGCTCGGCGTCGTCGGTCAGGATCGCCAGCATCAGCGCTTGCAAGTCCTTGTCCTTGACTTCGTTTTTCAGTACGTCCACCTCGCCGACGCTGAACAGCTTGGCGCCGGATTCGTCGAGGGCCTTAGCAATCAGCAGTTGGAGTGCGAAGGCGTTGGCATCGTCGGACTTGGCCTGCTTTTGGGCGCGTTCGCGCTCAGCCATTGTTAGCGGTGCCACCCACATTTCGAATTTGGTGCCATCGGAAAGCTCTACTACTTTCTTGACGGGCTCCAGGTTGGCGGCCTTGCGGAGACGGTCGATTGCGCGTACAGGAACGGGCATACCAGTGCTT